AGGTGATTCTTATTTTATTAGTTTTGATGCAGGTATAACTACAGGTTGTACAGTTATAGGCGACTTACTAATTTAAGTTGATGGCTAGAAAAAGAGACATTCAACCACCAAAAACTAAAAAGAATTTTCGCCCCACTAAAAAAGGGGCGGGAATGACTAAAGCTGGGGTAGCAAAATATCGTCGAGATAATCCCGGTTCTAAATTAAAAACGGCTGTAACAGGAAAAGTTAAAAAAGGTTCCAAAGCTGCAAATCGACGCAAGTCATATTGTGCACGTAGTGCAGGTCAAATGAAAAAATTTCCTGGAGCAGCTAAAGATCCTAATTCGAGGTTAAGGCAAGCAAGGAAAAGATGGAAATGTTAAATGGGTTATTTCAAATATCTAGCATCAATTCCTGTAGTGTTATCTGTATTAGCAGCATCTTACGGTGCAATTAACTACACAAGTAAACTTACAAACCAAATTGATGAAAGCACTACTACTATTGCTATATTAAAGTTAGAAATAACAAACCTAGAGCAACGTGTCTACGGTGATATAGATAATATACACAGGACTTACACAGATAAAACAGGTAGAAATTCTAAGAACTATGCGGACGCTAGGGAAGAGCTCGTAAAAGAAATGGCCGAAATGGCAACATGGGTCGGGAGGCTCGAGGGAATATTATATGCACTGCGTGATGGTTCATACAAACTAGCATCACAAGCAGAATACCAGGCGTTAGAAGAACTTGTTAGAAGTAACACAGATTCTCTTAGACAAATAGGATATGATATAAAAGAAATTGAAAGAGTAGCGTCAGGTGGTTATTAATGAACTACGAAAGAAAATTAATAGCTTTTCTTATTATATTATTAATAGTGTGTTGTTTATTAAGCACTAAAACACAAGCTCGTAATGATTATTTAGGTTCTAGTAATAGTAGTTGTGAGCGTGGAAGAGTAGAATTTTATACAGAACTAAGAGGAATAGATGGTAAAACTATATATCAAGATGGTGATGGCAACCCTGATAATGGTTACCGCAGCTATAGTGATGACGTCAACGGAACCGTTGGATTACGTTTTAGTTGGCCTTTACAGTCGACGTGCAATGAGGGCACCATACAATTACTCAGAGAAAATGACAGACTTCGCCAAGAATTAGAGCTTTTAGCTAATTGTGCTAAATATAAAGATTTAGAACTAGGACCTGAATTTGCTACTGTACGAGAGAAGTGTAAAAGTGTAAATAAGAAAATGAAAAATGAAAGTCAGTGATAAAACAAATGTGCAGATGCCACTTAAAACGGTTGCTAGCCTCATCACGTTGGTCGCTGTAGGAACCTGGGCATACTTTGGCGTGATAGCTAGACTGACGCAAGTAGAAACTTCATTAGTTTTAACAGAAAAAGATTTAACAGCAGCTAATGAATTTATTATTGGTGTTCCTAAAGGTGATATGGTTTCACCTCAAATAAATGAATTATTTATGTTGGTAGAATTTATTTCTGCTACTCAAGAAAAGTTACAATCTGAAATGGAATCGATGATGTCCAATACTGTAAATATAAATTTTTTAAAAGACCAAGTGTTAAAACTACAAACAGATGTAGAAAAATTAAAAGACAAAGTTAGGGAACAAAAAAATGGTCATTGAAACAGTATTTGCATTAATCATGTATGTCAATGGTTCAATGGATGGTCACATGATGACAGACGGATTGTCTAAATGTTTAAAAGCTAAAAGAGAAGCAGAAAGAAATTTATCAGATAATAGAGTTAATGTTATTCGGTATGAATGTGGTCAAGTCAAAGCGGAACTAAGACCAGACTTTGAGGGCAACCTTAAAATATATAAAATAATAAAAGATAAATACGGTAATTAATGGAACCTGCAACTTTCTTTTTAACTTGTTATGCTATTTTATGGGTAGTAGGAACTCTATCCTAAGAACAGAAATAATAGATGATGTTAGGCTGTGGTCTAAACATTATCTTGAGGTTCCTAATCTTCATTTAGGAGGTGTCCCTGCTTGTCCTTTTGCTAAAAAAGCATGGCATGACAAAAAGGTTTGGGTATCTGTTAAAAGTAAAGGAAGTATATATAAAAAAGAATTAAATGATCATCTTAAAAACTTAGATTTTTCTGTATCAGAAATATTAATATTTTGTGATCCTTATTATAGCTATACATCTGATGATTTACATATAGCTACAGAAGAGTATAATTATAAATATAATAAAAAAGATATTTATTTTATGAGCTTTCACCCTCAAAACCCTGCAACTATTGAAGAACAAGAATTTTTGGTGTCTCCTACTGAAGAATTAGATATAAGTATGTCTTATCCAGAACACAAATATTCTATGATGCTAGTACAAAAGTTCTCGCAATTACACCAAGCTTCTGATAAATTAAAAAAACAAGGCTATTATAGTAAATGGCCTAAAGGATACTATCGAGACGTCGTTGTATCTAGAGAAGAAAAATACAAAAAGATCAATGGAGGTCTATCATGATGGGTAAAAAGAAAACTGCTAAAACAAAGATGATGGGTGGAGGCACTGTTAAAAAAACTGCTAAGATGAAAGGTGGAGGCACTGTTAAAAAAACTGCTAAGATGAGAGGTGGCGGAAAAGTAGCTAAAATGAATATGGGTGGCCGTACAGGTGACATGATGTATTCAAGAGGTTATGGTGTTGATGAAAGATCAAGACGTATGCCTACTGAATTAATGACTGCACCAGGAATGAAAAAAGGTGGTAAAGTTAAAAAAACCGCTAAGAAAAAAGTTATTAAAAAGAAAAAAGTTAAAGCTAAGAAATAATGCCAACTTATGCTACAACAGCAAGTTTTGATTTATCTATTGATGAAATAGTTGAAGAGGCTTTTGAACGATGCGGTTTACAAGATCGTACTGGTTACCAACTTAAAACCGCACGTCGTTCTTTAAATCTTCTTTTAGCTGAATGGTCAAATAGAGGATTAAATCTTTGGACAATACAAAAACAAGAAGCTGCACTTGCAGCTAACGTAATAACATTAGCAGGTACTTCTTTGTTTGGAAACAATGCTAATGCAGCATCTGAAATTGTAGAAATTACAGATTTAGTTATTCGTGATTCAAGTAACAATGAATATTCTTGTTCACCTATTAGTCGTTCAACATATTTAAATTATACTGTTAAAACTTCTAATGGAAGACCAACACAATATTATTTTGAAAAAACTATTAATCCTACTTTGTATTTATATCCTGCAGCAGATGTAGCTTACACTGTAGTTTTTTATGCTATGTTACGAATGAAAGATTCAGGCGCTTATACTAACAATAATGAAATTCCTTTTTCTTTTTTACCATGTCTTACAGCAGGATTAGCTTACTATATAGCTTTAAAGTATGCACCAGAAAGAACTCAAATATTAAAAATAGCATACGAAGAAGAATTTAGAAGAGCTGCCGATACTAATAGAGGAAATGTAAGCTCTCACTTTGTACCTAAGATAGGCATAACAGCAGGAACATATTAATGGCTAGATATTCATCAGGAAAATTTGCTTTACGTATTTCTGATCGTGATGGTTTTGCTTACCCTTATAATGAGATGGTTCAAGAATGGACAGGGGCATGGGTGCATATTTCAGAATACGAACCTAAATCTCCTTTATTAAATCCTACTAATCATCCAACTGATGCTCAATCTTTAGCACATGCAAAACCACAGGTTGCTTCTGCAAGAGTTTTTTTAGGTGGACCTCAAGGACCCGCTATAGCTAATGTTGATGATATACCATTAGGACAATATAATAGTGGTGGAGATGGATTATCTGTTAATAGCTTTCAAACATTAGATGAAACTTTTACCGCTTATCATGCTAATGGAGTTAGTTACGTAGGCACAAGAAAAAGTATGATGCCCTTAAGTGTACAACAACCTAATAAGAAAACACAATTGATCTCTAGAAGTGGAAATGTTACAGTGAGTACCTCATGACCGATTATTCTGATTTAAATGATAATGTAAGAAATTATACTGAAACTACAACTTCGGTATTATCCGATGCAATTATTCAACCTTTTATCTCTTCTATTGAAGATCAAATAATGAGAACAATAGATTTAAATTATTACCGTAAATATGATTTTGCTACATTAACTATAGGTAATGCTTTTTTACCTTTGCCCTCTGATTGGCAAGCAACAAGATATGTGCAAATATATCCTACTACAGGAACAACTGCAAATGAGAGAACAACCTTGCTTCAAAAAGATATTTCGTTTATGAATGAATACTGGCCAGATAGAACGGCAACAGGTACCCCTAAGTATTATGCTATGTGGGACCAAGATACGCACTATCTAGCGCCGACCCCCGATGCTGCCATTGATGTGGAGCTCGCATACACGTATGAGCCTGATGGTTTAACAAGTAGTTTTACTTCTACCTGGTTAAGTCAGAATGCTCCAAACGTGTTATTATATGGTTGTATTTTACAGGCACTTGGATACTTGAAAGGTCCGGCAGATATGATACAATATTATGATAAAATGTTTAATCAGTCTGTGCAAGCTCTCGCAACATATGAGATGGGGCGTGACCGCAGAGACGAATTTCGGGACGGCGTTATTCGTATCCCTCTCGAATCAAGGAACCCATAGGAGATTATTATGGCAATTACTCAAGCTGTATGTAACAGTTTTAAAGTGGAGATCCTGAAAGGCCTACACAATTTTACGGCAACGACAGGGAACGCTTTTAAACTAGCA